TCACCGGGTCAGCGAATCGTACTGCTTTTCACAGACTCGTCCGGCTTCTGCGGCCCGGTCAGCGTACTCTGCCAGTTGTCGGTTTCGCTCGAGAGATTTGCTGAGCACGTCGGCAAGCAAAACTCCGGTGTCTGCGGCTGACGTCCCAGCGCCGACAGTGGCGTTATACTGCCTGAGCTGCTCACGGATGGCAACGAGCTGTTGCTGCAACCGGCCAGCGCGAGCGGCAGCATCAAGAGCATCATTACGCGCCTGGTCGATCCTCTGCTGCGCTTCACGTTCATTGGTCTCTTTCTCCTGTTCGTCCTGCTGACGAGCTTTATCATCTTCGGCTTTGCGGTCTGACTGTGCCTGCGCATAACCGGCGTCGTACTGGATATCCCCATGCTTCACCCAGGCTACCCGGCAGGCAATAATCGACACTATAACCATTGCGACGATATACAGTTGCTTCCAGTACGCTTTGACGAATTCCCAGATCATACGGACAGCACCTTGCTGGCGGTGATGTATCGCGCGCGCCGGTCGTCGATACCGTTCTGGCCGCCATTGATGATCTGCGTGACACGCACCAGGTCGCCGGTGTACTTCATGCAACCTTTGGTTGAGAAGAACCACGCCGCGCTACGGGCCGCGTATTCGTCCTGCGCCAGCAATTCCGGCTTCTGAACCAGATCCACCTTCAGTCCGTTGCCACAATCGCGATAGTTGTTCAGGCCGGTGATCTGTATAAGCCCGCGCCCGCGGTAAAACCAGCCGTCGGTCGGCCCGTTATTCCCCATGCGTTTGCTGTACACCAGGTTGGCGATTGCACGCTGGCGCTCCAGCGGTAACGATGGCTCACCAGCACGGCGGCCCAGCGCGTTGGCCTGGCCCTGAGTGAGACGCCCGGCGCGAACGAATCCTGCCAGCCCGGTAACGCTGTAGTTGAAGTTCTCCTGAAGCCGGGTGAAGCCGCCGGACTCATGCCCCACCTGCGCGATAAACATCGCCTGGTGCGCTGGCGCTTCAATGCCAAACTCTTTCATGGCCGCAGTGATATGCAGATACCAGCGTGTGGCCAACACGTCGCTGATGCCAGCTGCACGCTGGAATTGTTTAATGTCCATGCTGGGACCTCGTTATCTTGAAAATTTGCACCACGTTCCCTTTTGTCTTAATGAGCGCAGCCAGGAACACGGCTTTGATGATGACTTCTGACCAGTCGGCGCTGACGTAGTACCCGTAGAACGTCCGGATGGGTACGCTGGCAGCCACGACGATCAGCAGATAGGCGAGCCATCCACCCCACCAGCGATGGCGTGACCCGTCACGGCGGAACAGAAGGACTCGGATAGCAATGCCGCCACAGATAGCGGCATTCAGGATGAGAAGCAGATCAGGACCGGTCATCGTCTTTTCTCCCCGGGATCAGGTCGCGTGGATTTCCAGAACGGTGATACAGCCAGGTACCGATACCAACAGCAACTATTGAAGAAACAAACGCCCCTGCTGAGTACGCAACCCCTTTCTCAAACATATCTGTGGTGATGCCAGGGAATGCGGATGCAAATCCGATGAGAAGTGTTGCTGTCGGTTTGTAGAAGAGAAGGCCGCAGAAGAAGCTGAGGAACGCCAGAAGTAACCGCCGCTTTATGGGATACTCCACCGCTGAGGTAACAAAAATTACCGCACCAGCGAGCGCCCCTAAAGCGACCTCCGGCGGCACACCCGCGACCACAGACATTAGCGCGCTCAGGCTAAGCCCCTGATTCAGCGATTCCGTGGTTAACGTGTGCGACATAGTGACCACCGTTTAATGTGCATAAAGAACCCCCTTAGTTGGTGAGTTCATCATACACAATAAACCATATGTGGTTTAAAAAACCTCAGACAACTCCTAACGAAATTACCTTAAAGGTGATATGATAAAGATGGACAATTAACAGAATTGAAACTTCTAGAATTTACGAGATGCAAATTCTTTAAAGTAACTTATAGATGAAGGGGGATTTTATTTTATGGTCGCTGGAAGGCATGTATCACATGATAAGGAGGAGCTTGTAAACCTACAAATACTTAGAGGTATTGCAGCGATGCTAGTGGTAACAAATCATTTTTTAAGCACAACCATTGGTGGTGTTTTCAAATTGAATGGTGGTCTCGGTGTTGATATATTCTTTGTCCTAAGTGGATTTCTTATGATTCACACAATGAATGAAAAAAAGAGTTCTGTTTCATTTTTGTTATCTAGAGTTAAGAGGATATATCCTCTATATTTGATACTTTCAATACCTCTAATTTTATCCACAATTCCTTTAACATACACTTTTGGGATAGTTGGTAATTTACTATTAATCCCTTCATTTGGCGACCCAAACTATACCATGGCAAACGGTCCATCCTGGACTCTTGTTTATGAAATGATGTTCTATTTGATGTTCTCTGCATGCTTGATCTTTACTAAAAACAAGTCATTGATATGCCTAGTTATTTGCATTGTTATATCTCTTTGCGTATATAGTATTAATGGATACGATAGATACAGATGGGTTAATTTTGGATACATAATTGGTGACCCATTAATGCTTAACTTTGCTGCCGGTTGCGCCATAGCGTGTCTATATGAGCACACAAAGTTATTTAAAATAAACACAATATTATCATTGTTGATTTTTATAATATTAATGAGGCTAGCTTTAGTAGATCTTGAAGGTCAAGAAAGAATATATAAATTTGGAATTCCATCAGTATTCATTATATTGATTGCTATTCATACCAGATTTAACTCATCTGTATTAACGAGTGCGCTAAGGGAATTAGGAGATGCATCTTACAGTATATATCTATCACATATATATGTAACTCTTATATTTCACAGCATGAAAGATTTAAATAGAGATTGGAATGTCATTATATACTCATCTATTGCGCTATGCTTAGTATCACCTATTTTTGGTATTTTCATATATAGAACCATTGAAAAGCCTATAACCATTTATTTACGAAACAGAAAGCAACCCGTTTGATTAAGCACCCCGCAGAGCGGGGTGTGTTCTATTTCCTTTGAATTCTCCATTTTGGCGTAAGTGTGGACAACGCTCCTTCGTGTAGATAAGCACCGCGCAAGACGGTAAGGGAGGTTCCTATGGTTGCAGCAGTTAAAGATATTGTATATTTGATACTATCCGTTGCTGAGTCGTATCCGTTTGAAACGCAAGAAAGAGTGAGTGTCCCTGCGCCAGCATTAGTGGTTCCGTTTTCAAAAACCCTACTTATCAAGACGCCAGCACCTGCGCTAGACTCCTGTAAAGTTATGGCTATTACCCACTGCGTATTGTATTGATCAGTTCCGGCTTCTCTTTTGTGTGTTGCATCAAGAACAAGTCTCATTATTCGCGGGTTATTACCAGCCGGTATATATGCTGAATATATTTCAAAAGTGCTGGCATTAGTTATGTATTTTTTAGTATTTACATAATCAGGTATGACTGAATTCCAGTCCCTGATCTCAACAGGTCTTGGGTCAAGGTAAATCGCAGCGTTGTTTGAATTTGCCCCATCCCATAAACCTGTTGCGCTCATGTTTGGACCATCAGCCCAACTACCAGCAGAATAACGATACCTACTGAACCATACCTTCGCATTGTTTTGGTTGAGATAAACCTGAGGGCTATTGGTCCATCCTCCATTAATCTGTATGGTTATGTTTTTCCCAAGTGAACCTGATGTACTACCAAGCCTGAATGTGCAGTCATTGCATACAATGAACTGATTTGGAGTTTGTCCTTCAGCTAGATAAACACCACCTGAACCAATCCCACCTTCAATATAGCAATGGTTTAAACAAAATGAGTTAACCGTTGACGTATTGAAGAACTTAACTCTCGCCTCTCCAATAGTTTCAAAAGAGCATTCATTCCACGATAGGGTCTGAGTTGGGCAGTATACTGCGACCCCATTGTTCTGAGGCTCTCCAAGCCATATGTTGCTGAAGTCAATATTATTAACTTCTTCCGACTGATAGTTGAAGCCAATTCTTATATGAGCGCCATTTAATGTAATTGTGGAGTTGCTCCTCCGAAATCTAATGTTTCTATAAACCGCATACCAACTTTTATCGATATCAATGCCGTAATGGAAATCTTCAAGAATGCAGTTCAGAACACCGCCATTATCAGAGTTGTAGTAACTAGATATCCCCTTCATGCCTGGGTTATCTTTGTTTCCCTTAAGCGCAATTGTATCAACTCTGGAACGGAATCCGGTAAGGGTGATCAGGTAGCCTGTGTTTGTGTTGGCAGAAGCATCGATGGTTGTGAAAAGGTCCTCACCAATCAGAGATGTTCCGTTAGGCAGGACAATTCCTGTACCTTTGTAAACATAGGTTCCGTGAGGGAAGTACAGGCGACGGAAATTAGTGATAAAACTTGTTCCGGTTAGAGATGAGCAGGCAGCATTGATAGCCGCTGTATCATCTGTTACACCATCTCCCTTTGCACCCCAGTCTTTAACGTTAACGTAGTCAGCATTCAGATTGTGCTGTGTTCTCGCAACGCTGCCAGCCAGTGGTTGTTTTACTGCCACAAGCGCATCACCCTTTCCGTCTGCGGAACTTGCAAGTTGGATAAAGACATCAGAAGCCGTTCCGGAAGGAGGAGCAACCACGATTGCATTACCATCGTTATCAAACGCTGGCATCATATTTCGACGCCCTGATACGTCTGGAAGCTGATTTATTGCCTCAGGAACACGGAGCGTTCGGCTAATGTTGCTGTTTGCCACCGTATCGACATAGTTCTTGGTAGCCGCGTCCTGTGGGTCTCGAGGATCTTTGATGTTGCGGATGTAATTGTTTAATGCGTCGTACCAGTTGGCGATTGAGGAAGGCTTACGCAGCGCCAGGCGGAACACGCTAAATGCCTGTTGGATCAGCATCGTCAGCTTATCGAACGCGTCTTCATGTACCTCAGCGAAGAATTTGCCCTGGTTGCGCAGATCTGTTTCCTGCGTCGGCTCAAGCTCTCGGGCAATAGAAATCTTCCAGCCTGTAGCCAGCGGCGAGGTTAGCACTACGTTGCCGCCGTTGTAACCACCGGCGTTCGTAACCGTATAGTCAGTGTCCAGCACCAGAACAGTGATGTTTTCGCTCAGGTCGACAACCGACACCGCCAGATCTGTTTTCTTGAATATGCGGAAGGTATACGGGAAGGATGTCGTAACGCCGTTCCCGGTGTAATCGTTATGGTCAACTACGGTTGATACCGTCATGGCCTGTCTCCAGTTAAGCAGCGCCCGTCGCGCGTGCATCATCAGGACAGTTTATTACCTGGCAAACCTTATATGAATTGAATGAATAACAATCAGGGAAGTTATTACCTTTTGGGTAAATAGCAATTCGTGCTGGATAGTATTTCGAACTTTTGCTACTGTACATATATACAGTGAATGCATGGAGATTATCAGATGCAACGTCAGTATCATCACCCGCTGGAAAAAGGATTTGCCGAACGAATACACACGCCGGGAGGCGTCCGCTCCCTTGTTGAAGATTCTCACCTGATGACGTTGCTGCGCCAGCTTGGTGAGGATGGTTTTAACGTTGATGGTCCGATGGCTGAGCTGACTGCTCTGGTTAACTATGTCACCAGCTCGCAGATGTCTATGAAGGATCTGCAAATGCATCTTGATTACTGCGTGGAAAAGCTGAAGCAGGAAACGACATAAAGCAAAGGCCGCATGCGCGGCCTCGTGACATGTCACAGCAAAGGAAGTTTAAAGATTATTGCGGCAATGATGACGAAGGTCGAGAAGTAAACGACCTTCGCCGACCACTCTCCTAACCACTTTTTCCTGATGGAAATTATAATCACCCACAAATAGGCAGTACCGCATACAACTACGGCAGCAAACCAGAACAACATCAATCCAAAACTGACTAAGATGTCCATCATTGGCCCACCGCCTTCCCGAGATCTGGGGCGCGCCGCGGCGCTGTTTCACCGGGCTCCCACCAGCTCGTTGTGTTAAATTCCCGCTGCGCGCGGTCCCTTACACGGTCGTTGTAACCAGGGTTCGCCATCTCCTGAAGCTGTTGCAGGATCAGGTGATTGGTAATGGCTTTTGCATACCAGAGGTTTGCGAAAGGGGTGATCATTCGAGCCGTCTTAAGCGCGTCGGCACCGAAAGAAGTTTCTTCCCCCTGTAATGCCTTCTGAGGGTTCGTGATCAGCAGCTTGGTTAACTGTTCTGCAAAGCTGAGCACCGGTCCGCCAATGGTAGCCGCGATACTTGAGCCATATTGCGTATGGTCCTGAAACAGAAAATCGCCGTAGATACCGAATGATCCGCCTTTCAGTAGAGCCTGTACCCATGTAGTTGGCTTTGTCATATCCAGTGGGTCATTGCCGGTCAGAAGACTATTCATCTGGTTTGCAAACATCCCGGCCAGAGTCGTGCCTGCAATGTATGAAGCGAGGAATTTAAGAGCTGGTACTGTGTCCAGATCATTAGCCCGGTTTACCAGCTGGCGGAACCCGGCGAATGGCGTGGTTTTGAAAAGCATGAAGCTCTTAATCAACTGTCCGGCATCGTCTCTGGCATAGGTATCCAGACCTGTGGCAGTCGTGACGGCGCTGGTCATTTCTCCGTGCGTGATCCCCAGCAATTTCTGAGCGGCTTCTGCGCGGGCATTGCGAACCATGCGCGTGATGGTCTGCTCTGCTTCTGCATCAAATGCTTCTTTCATCCGCTTCAGACGTTCAGGAGGTAGATCTCCAAGCGCCGCCAGTGCTGCTTCGCTACCGGCGCGCACCTGTGCAATACGGTCCGACATGATGCCTGTAATCACTTCATCGGGAACGGCGTAGATCGCATCAGGAGTCATACCCATGTGACCGGAGGTAGTCATTGGCTGTAGGTCTGCCGCTGCCATGATCGCCCAGTCTTCATTGCTCCAGCCTTTGTTAGCCAGGATGGTTTTATCCGACCCTTTAACGTCGTCCAGCGTCTTAAATTTGCGGGTCAGCTCACCAATGTTTTTGTACATCAGCAGGCCAAAAGCCGCTTTGTTGGCGCGGTCCATGGCGATCAGCCCTGACCATTTCAGAGTCTTCTCTGCGAACCAGCCGGTTATGCCGCGTGACAGGTCAAATCCACCCATCTTCGATACAACAGCAGCATGCGAATCCACCAGCAGGCCCAGCTCAGCATTCGCCCTTTTCGCGTCACCACTAAATAGGTTCTTAATGGTGTTAGCCGACAGGCGCATTCCGTCGCGGGTGAATCCGAGCGCCTGGGCATTAGCGCGCATAATTGCCTGGTCGCTGGTTGCGGTCAGTATGCTGGTACCGAGCATCGCGCTCGTCATCAGGTTACGTAGCCCCCCAACAGCAGAAGTGAACACGCTCGATGTGGCCACACCGTTAAGCCCGGCCATAGAGTTAAACATCCGCTCGACCATCTTGCGTTCTTCGTTCATGTGCCCCACGGGCTTCCCACCTGTGACTGCACGCTGATACACCCGGTCAAGAACCAGGGAAAAGTTGCGCGCAGCATCCGGGCCGAAGGCTTTAACGACACCCAGATCACGAGAGGAGGATTGCAGGTGGGACATCATCACGCCCACCACAGGCTGCTGCGTATAGCGTTCCATGTAGGCAAAGTGTGATTGTGCATCCTTGAACGCCATCACCCTGCTCTGTGAGCCACGGTTTTTTATCCCGCCGGTGCCCATGAACGCGCCCGGGTCGATTTTGTTGGCGCCGTCGGTGGCCTTCGTTTCAAAGATCGCTTCCAGCGCCTGCCGATACTCGATGTCATTCATCGGGCTGCCGTCCGGATTAACGTAGTTGCTGCGATCCTGCGTGTTGTAAACGTCGTCCACCCACGCCTGGCGGGCAAACTCTATCGGCGGCTGGCGGCCTGACAATCGAGCTTTGGCCTGTTCTGCCACCGGCAATGATGCCAGCCATTCATCTCGTCCGGCGTTGCGAATAAAATCAGCGTCGTCCACATAGGGAAGATGCCAGTCGTCTCGCAGGCCGATATCAAACCCGTTGTCGTTCATTTCCTGCCGGGCCCGGCTGGTGACGTCATTCCATACCTGGGCGATTTTTTTCGCCTGCGGGTTCCCGGTGTCCTCGCCATATAACTCTTTCAGGATCTGGAACTGTGCTGACTTTGCCGCCTGCTGGTCGAACAGACTGCGGAAACGCTGCTCGCCGAGCGCTTTACTCTGCTCGAAAAATTTTCGTACATCATCACCGGCTTTGAGCAGTTCAGCACTGAGCTGGCGTGACCAGTCCTGATATGCTCCGGTTGCCAGTTCCTCTGCCGAGGTCACGGCAATATCCTTACCATCAGTTGTGCGACGACCTGCGAAGATAAACTGCTGCAAATTGGCGGGTGTTTGCTGCTCTGGCGGGATATTGGCGTCGAGGGTGTCAGTCACCCTGCTAATGGCGATCGCGTTCTGAGCGACGCGCTGGCGCTTCTTATAAACGTCATGCACAACGCGCTGGCGCACAAGATCAGCGGCCTCCATGTACGTCTGAGCATCAGGGATGCCAGTCTTGCCTTCCCGGGCATTTTTTTTATGCACCTGGCGCACGGCCTCTTTGATACGGTCCTCAATACCTTTCAGCTCGTCAGCCTTTGGCTGGCGGCCCAGTGTCTGCGCAATGGCTTCAACACATGCCTGTTTCATTATGGATTCCTCAGGAAGCACGCGGCGGCGACTGAATAAACTTTCGATTCGTTCTGCACTGTCTGGATTTGCTCATCAAATTCAGCCAGAACATCGGAGAGTTTCGCCGGTTGCCCGGTGTCGGGGTGCGTAATTGTCAGATCCGGATTAGTGGTCGCCATATCGCGCGCCGCCATCAGGTCGTAACTGTTGGATGAAATAGCCTGTCCAGTGTCGGGGTCCACACTGACCTGCCCGCCAGTTTCGTCTGCCGCAGTGAATGCACTTTCGGCGCGCGGCGCCGGAGCCTCTCCAGCCAGTTCTGACGGCGTTTCATACCTGACACCATTCTCTTCGAAAACCTGCTGCATTGCATGGTACTGCTCGTTTGCAGATTCCAGCATGCCAGGCCGGGCCGGACCATCCAGCCCGCGCGCCATCATACCGACGTTAACAGGCTGGCCGTCATTCAGCTGTCGATACGCTTCGTCCATAGCTGCCACATGGCTGTTGATGCTCTCGTTGCTGGCATGCAGCACCGGGGAGGATTCCAGATCGTAATAGAGCCCCTCATTCAGAGTGTGGGCGGCATCGATATCGCTTGGCTTAATAGCAGGAATATCTGGCGTGGCGGCAGGCTCTGTCACTGGCGACTGAGAATCCGAGCGAACCGGTGATTCTGGCGCGTCTGTCACTGGCGCTACTTCGGCCACAGGCGATGGCTCTGCGGTTGCATCAGGTGCGCTCTGCACTTCCGCCGCCGGGATCGGTGCTTCAGAATCTGGCGGTGGCGGCACGTCAGCATTTCGCGCGGCAAGGTGATGGGCACCACCAAAGGCACCCCCCAGCACTGCATCCACCAGCATCGCCTGGCCGTCGAATACCCGGTACTGTTTCGCCATCTCGGTGTAGCCTTTCTCCTCCAGCGTTTCGCCGACAGAGTAACGGTTCAGTGCACCGAACCCGGTGTTGATTGCCACACCTGAGGCGATGCGCGTTGCCAGTGTGGTCCCGATGGCAGCAGGTAATGCCATGCCCGCTGCGTTGAAAAAACTCTGCTGAGTTGCCAGGTTGCGCGCCGTCGACTCGTCTACCCCCTTTCCTTTGAAATCCTGATAGGACTGCTCATATGTCGAGCTGAATGCCGTAGCAGCACCGACCGCAGGGCCGCCGACAATGGTCGCACCGATGGCCGGAACAAACTGGCCGAGGCCATAAAGAACCTCGGCAGCGGTGCCCTGGCTACCCGAATCCGGCTTCACATACCCGCGCGCATCCTGCAACTGCTTGCCGATCGTGTCGTATGTTTCATTCAGCGCTTTGTCGGCATCAGGAAACATCACGCGGAAAATATTAACCGTTGGCGCCACGTCTGCGGTGAATGCCGGATCGCTGATCAGACGTTTACTGAATCCGACGGCAGACTGAGCCAGGCCGATAGTGCCTTCCGCCACGCCGCGCACCGGTGCGGCAATAGAACCCTGAAAGAATGTCGGCTCATAGTCTTCTGGTCGTGCCGGATTGGCTGCTGCTTTATCGTCGGTCCACGCCTGGCCTTCCGGAGCAAGAGAAAATACATCGGACATTATTCTACCCTCACGACGATAGCTTCATTGGTTTTCGGGTCCGTTGCCCAGCGCCCGCTGCCGCTTACCAGTCGATACTGGTTGTTGCCAATGTTGACTGGCGTGAAGTTTGATGCGGCGTTTACGTTCAGACCGGCATCTTTCAGCGCCTGCTGTGCAGATGCGGTGTAGCGGTCCTTGAAGGTGGATTTATCCATGCCGAACGGCATCACCACATCGCCACCATTAAAACCCTTGTACACGCCACCTGTGGCGTATTGCGCCGCCTTTTCCACTACGTCCGAGTTGGCTGCATCAGTGCGCGTCATGGAGGCATCACCTGACTGATAAGCGATCCCGGCGTAAGCTGCCTTGAAAAGGTTGTAACTGAGCTGGCGCGCCTGCGCGTTATTGGCGAATGCATTACCCACCTGATCGTCGAATGCTCGTTTCAGCTTATCTTCGCTCGGCAACTGCACCGGAGTTATACCAGCGTCTTTCATTGCCTTCGTTGGATTGAGCAACTGATCGCCAGCGAGGATCACCTTCGATACGTCGTACTTGTTCATGGTCGGCTTGTAGCCAATGAACTGACTGTATGCGATCGATGGTTTTTTGTTGTCGTACTGGTTATCCGGCGTCCCCAGCAGCAGCGCGGAATATGCAGTTGCTGCGTTGTTAGGCGCAATGGCAGACGCGACCTGGCGCATTGCCGGAGCAGACAGCGTTTCCCCCATGTTCTGTAACAGGCTGATTGTCTGGTTTACATCTTTGGTACCACGTACCTGTTCGGACAGGGCCGCGGCCTCCTCACTGGACAGGATCGGTGCATTGATGCCCAGCGCGCGCAGGCTTTCCTGTGAAGAGAAACGGTTGGCCACCTCGGCTGTGATGTCGTTAGGGTTGTTGCTGGCGATCGGCTTATAGGCACCAATCTCCACCGCAGCATTGAACGGATTATTCTGGCGCTGGCTGATCACCTTCGTGGCCGCCGCCGATACCTGATCGAATAATTCAGCGCGGGAAGCATAGCCCTCGCCGGTTTCCTCGGTTCCAGGCCGCAGCTGGTCAACGTATGCCATGATGCTGCTCGTGGGCATGCTGCGGAATGATCCAATGTACTGCCCGGCGATCTGCGTATTTCGAAACTCGGTATAGCGGAGATTACCTTCCCGCACCCCATAGGCAGCCAGGAAGTCAGTCTGAGTTGGAGCGTTCGGGAAATCTACGCCGCGCATGTATGCCGCGCTGGCATCGCGAACCCGGCTGTCGATACTGGTGCGATATTCCGCCTGCTGCTGCTTGCGAATTTGGTCAGCCTGACGGAGGAAGGTTGCCTGCGCTTCAGGAGATGCAGCGTCGAATGCAGCATTGCCGGTGTACCGTTTGGTGCTGGTCGGCAACTGAGACAGGCCAATAGCAGCACTGACGCCGGTGGCGAGCTGCTGATCACTGTATGGCTGACTACCGTTCTCATGCTGGATGATTGCAGCACACAGTGCCTTCAGCGTGTCTGGGTTTGATGCGTCAAGCTGCTGATCCGCAGTCACGCCAAGTTGCGCGCATACTGCCTTAATGTAGGCGTCTGTATTGTTATTGTCAGACGGCGGCGCCCAGCGGTTGATAATGTCACTGACGGTATCGATGCCCTGGCGCTGATAAGACAGCAGGTTGCGGCCCAGCGCGCGAATGCCATGCTCCGGAGTTTCGAATTTAGCAAATCGACCATCATCACCGGTCTGTCCAACCCATGGATTTGTTTTGCTGTATTCGAGGTTTCCGGGGTTGTTATTGCGAATGCCGCGAGCGCTATCGCCTGAACCGCCTTCAGATACCGCACGGCGTGATCCAGCAGCCGTGTCGCTCAACTCGCCATTGCTCTGGATGAACTCGATAGAGTTGTTGGCCGACCACTGAGAGAGAGCCGTATCAGCGACCTTCTCTTTAAATTCGGTCTTTTTCGCCTGAATCTGTTCAGCGCTCCAGCCATGCGCGGTGCCATAGGTTTCGATCTGCTGAAATGTCTGCTGGTTGTACAGCACGTAGTTGGCGTTATCGCCGTACGCAGATGCTGCCAGTTTCCCGTTGTTCTCCAGCGTAGCCTGGAACTGACCTTCTTCGTAGGCGTTGAGCTGGCTGATCTCGTGGCGCCCGGCCTGTGTCGTGAACTGGATACGCTGCTGCTGTGCCTGCTGAAGGAACCCGGCACGGGCACCTTCTGGAAGGGTCATGGCGATCTGCTCTGCCTGGGAATCAAACTGCTGGGTATATTCCTGTCCCTTACCCAGTGCATTCTTACCCTGAAGATTCAGCAGGCCGGTATCGGGATTCGTCAGCAGATCACTCGATACCTGACTCAGTTGCAGCGATGCATCCTGAGCCTGGGCGACATCCGCCCGCTGCTTGGCCTGCGCGAACATGTCGATCGCCTTTGGCGCGACCTGAGAAATGACGTCGCCGACATTCGGCTGTTCGAACGCCTGAAAACCCGGAGACTGGAATCCGCGGCTTTCAACCTGGCGCCCGCTGACTGTTGGTACTGTTGGCATTTCGATATCTCCTTATCGACCGGTTGGCGTGCCGACGGCTGCGCTGATAGGTGCGGCCTTCTGGGAGAATGGCGACCACGTACCGCCAGCCATTTTATAAGCTCCGTAAGCCTGTAGCGGCGTTGTGAGCAGAGTTGTCATCGCCCCCATATTACCCTGCTTACGCGCGGATACCGCCTGGGCGTCATAGTTGGCGGACTGCACCTGATAGCCGTAAGCCTCGCGCTGGGCGTTGTTAACGGTCGTCAGAGCATCCAGCGTGCCGAACTGAGCGGTATCTCCGAAGATATCCAGAGCGTTACCGGTTGAGATGTCTGCCCCGGTAGCCCCCATTGTTGCCGCCTGTGTCCCGGCAGCCTGCCTATTACGGCGGCGCACTTCCTCGGCCTGGGCATTGCCACGGTTAATCGAGTCCTGCGCCTGAGCTTCCGCCACATCCGCATTCTGTTCAGCAACAGCGGCAGAATATTTTCCCGTCTCATACTGGTTGTAAGCTGACAATGCGCCTGCCGCGAGCGTCGCACCGGCTAAGATTGTGGTGGGTTCGCACATTATTTTCTCTCCATGTGGAAGCGATGAAACAGAAGACCGTGAACGCCATACGGCTGTGGTTCTTCAATGGTGAATCCCAGCCAGTGCAGCCAGATACGCGCTGTGTGGTTGCGGGCATCAACATAGTTTTCAAGATACGGGTAAACAGCCAGCATTGCATTGACCACTTTCCCGCAGCGGCGCAGGAAAGTGCGCTGGTATTTCTCCAGCGCATCGGTGCCCACCAGCCACGGGATACCGTTACCACCGATCATTGATGCCGGGGCCACGCCGAAGATGGTCACCACCTCACCGTTAATCAGACCGGCACAGGCAAATGTTGACGTGCGCAGACCGGTTTCAAGCACGCGGCGCGGGCTCCACCCGTTTGTCGCCAGAAATTCATCAACGTCAGCCTGGCGGACATGCGGGAGCATGGCTTCGATATGTTCCCGAGTTGCCGGTACGATCTGAGCTTTAATCATCAGAATCCCCCGACCGTCATGCGCGGCAAGACTGCCAGAACAGAAAGCGGTAGTGGGTCGAGCTGGCGAACCTTAACGCGTCCGTTCTTATCCCAGTTGCTGTCGAGCTTCACTTCCACCTTCCCGGTAGCGTCATCAACTGGATCGTCGTAGAACTCGAATTCCCGCTGCGGATACTCGTACCACTCACCACCAGGCGTGGTTGCCCAGATACCTCGGCTGGCGTTGACCACCATCGTCACCGTGGGGATCACCTGCTTTTTATCCAGCAGTGTTTCCTGCCCGTTGATATTGATGTCCAGCGTTTCGAATTCGGCCGTGATCGGCAGCCCGATATGCACAACTGCGCCAGGCGATTCCAGTGTGACAGCCCCGCCTGTTACGGTTTTCTGCGGCTCAACGCTGGCGTCGGAGAGGATGTTTACTGTCTGGCCTTCGAGATGAGCCAGGCCGCTGAAAGTCTGACGGGCCATCTGCCAGTTAGTTGTGGCTGCATTACGCAGGACCGCAGGAACGTTACGGTTAAAGCGCACCACTACCGCGGTATTACTCGTTACGGAGATGATGTCGCCACGCAATTCTTTCGCCACTGCTTCGCCGGTATCGGGATCCGTCTCTGAGTACGGGAACTGGATCTGAGCGCCAACGTCAGTGCCCACGAAATATGCCCCGCCGCTGATAGTCACCGGGTAGTCAACCTGATAGCTCCAGTCCCCACTGCCGCCGCTGATGGTCATAGTACGTGTTGAAGTATTGCGTCCGTCATAGCTCAGTCCGCAATCGACAAAGAAAGCATCTTCATCACTGGTAAACAGACGGCTGGACAGGCGCTCTATGTAACGTTTCGTCTGGCCGTTGATGGTGCGGTTAACCACGAAATAAACAGCGTCCTCGCTGCCTTCGCTGATGGAGCAGGTGCTTTCGTACTTTCCGGTACTGGACTGTGGTGCCCAGGCGAATACCTGCTGATCGCGCAGATAGGTCAGCACCAGCAGTTTTCCGTCGTCGCGGATGCAGAACGCGCTGCTGTACGGCACGATGCAGAATGACCAGTCGACAATGCTGCGCTTCTGGAAAAGGTGGTTTGCCAGTATGGTCAGGTCAGTTCCCTGGTATCCGTCGACGTCGAAGGAGTAAGCCAGATCACGGACCACGCTCCCCTTCTCCTGGATGAACAGTGCGATGTTTGCCACTGCGATCGGCGGCACATTGCTGGAGCCGTTGTTTCCCTGCGAGCTGAACGAGAACGCCGACGGCGTGAGGACCTTATTCTGGTCTCCGGATATCGTATATTCTCCGCCAGACGTCAGCGCGACCAGGTTTCCGACGTCGATAAGGTGGCGGATCTCATTCACCTGTCGCCCGGCGTAGGTGTATATGATGCGATCGTCATCCTGGATAGGGTTGTTCTTGCCGAAGTCCTTATAGTCTCCGGTCCGGCTCGCCCAGATCGTTTGTGGGTACGCGGTGGACGCGGCGAAATACAGGCGCTGCTGATAGTAAACAACCGTGCTCGGGTAGCCGTTGACACTGTTCCATGCGTACCGTGCCCACTTGTAGCTGCCATTAGCCGATCCGACAACCTGCGACGGGATATAGCTCACCACCGTAGCAGTGGCTGTCAGGCCGTCGCTGGCTACGGCTGTAATGCGCGCAATGCCGAAACCGCTGTGCAGGTATTCCCACTGGATTCCGGTATCGCTATCCCCGGTTCCGCCCCATCCATCCCACGACATCCCTTCTGTGTGAGACGGGCGCAGGGTCCCGGTCTTGCCGGAAGTATTGGCACGGTAGTAGTTGCTGTCGGCACGGCGTACATCGTTGATAGCGGTGGTCTTGCTGGTCTCCCATACGGGAACGGAATCAACAGCAGGCTGCTCGAGATAAAACAGTTTACCGACCTGCTCAGATCCGAATATGGCGGAGCTGGCCGTCAGCGTAATAGTACCGGTGCTGGCGCTGGCGTATACCTTCACTGACTCGTCAACGTTGATATCTTCGAAAGGTCCGTTTTTGGTGGTGACGTCGACGATCTGCCAGTTGTCGTGTGCGTACCGGCGCAACTCCTTCGGCGGATAGGCCGGGTGAACCAGCGTAAGCACGTCGGCGCTCTGCGTGAATTTGATGCGGAACAGGTCAGCCTCAGCATACGGCATCGCCAGTTCGTAGATCACATTACTGCTGTTCAGCACATACGCGCCGTTTTTGATGACGCGCATATAGTTGTGCCCGAACTCCAGCGCATAAGTCTGGACGGTCGAGAACTGGAAAGGGATAAGGCGGCATTTTCGCGTCGGATATTTGGCTTCGCCGACGAAGCGCGTGCCCGGGCGATTCTCCACCCCGCCATACTGACGGACAATAAAGTTGTCGCACTTGCGCAGCGCCACCTGATACTTCGACATATCGATGCGCCCGTACAGCGACGGGCCAATTTCACCGCCGGCAAAGCTCGGCTGGATCCAACTGAAAGCCATTATGACAACCTCGCTGCGGTGAACTCATCAACTGGAGGCTGCGGCTCCTGGGATTCGTTCTGGCTGTGCGAGCCAGCGCTCAGGATGACGCTGCGGTACATAGTCAGTGCGTTGTTACCGAGATCTGCGCTGCCGGTCAGCGGCATATTGATGGCGGCCGCCAGACGCCAGGACAACGCCTCCATGAAGATGGCATCGAACATGTTCACGTCCGTAACGCGCGCGATGTACTTCAGCCATGCCTGAGGCTGATCGGTGTAGATCAGCTTTCCGGTGCCGTCGGCATCAGCCCCAACCTCATAGTTGATGCGCATGGCAGCCGTCGGATTACGGATACCGGGCACCATAATTTCGGTGATGCGCAGGCAGTCAGTCGGATACTGGTAGGAATAAGCCCAGTCAGGCGGCGGATTGTTGGTATCGGCCAGCGCCAGGCGTTTGGTGGCAAAGTTCCAGTCGAAGTCCGCCAGCGCAGCATCGCGGCAGGAATCGAAATGCAGGGAGCACTGCCCGGCTTCTTTGCTGGCCTCGGTCAGGCTGTTAATGCTGCGGCTGTTCCCGATATTGCTCAGCGCGCGGTTGCAGATCTCGATAACGGAGGCCATTAATCATCCTCCCCGCCTGGGTAGAAAGCATCTTTCAGCTCTTTGGCATCATCACGTTTCTGTGGAGCCAGGCCAATATCGGTGATCTGAAGCTCAACATAGTTGTCTTCACCATGATCTGTGGTGCGGGTAGACACAGAACATACGTTAGCCATTGCCATAACTGACACGCTATCACCTACCGCTGGCAGCGATTTTGCATTAAGGCCGAGACGTTGCAGAGATTCGTTATCCAGCGTGATGCGCAGACCCCACGGATACTGATCTTTGGTTTCTGGTTTTCCATCTTCACCAACGAATGAGTCGGTGCCTGTTTTCATGTTTACAGTTTTCATTCTCAGGTCTCCGCATAGAAAATCGGGGCCGAATGGCCCCGGCTTTTAGCACTTTATCGAGCGCTTACACGCCCAGTTCTTTACGCCGTGCATCAATCTTCTCTTTGAGAGTTTTTGCGCTGGTGTTTTTATGCGGAGCTTCGCCGAACATCTCTTCGTAAATGGTTCGAAGTTGGTCCAGTTCCTGAAGTTCTTCATTGGTTGGCAGAACCTCTTCCTTCACCACGACATCACCGTCGTTATGAGGGATCAGGTTTTTGCCAGCCTCCCCGGAAAACTCCACAATATCGCCAGGCTCGCAGAGCTTGCCGTTAATGAAAGAGCGTTCTTTGACGCGATATTTAGACATTGGTCTGCACCCCGCCAACAATGCCAGCGGTTACTTTGCCAGTGGTCGGCGCGGTACCGGTGACGGTGTAGTTAAGACGGATGTAGCGCTCCAGTTTCATCGGCAGCGTGATGACCGGCGTTTTGTAACCAACGGTCAGGGATGCCAGAGGAATGACCATGGAGATCACATCAGTAGCAGAGCTGAATGACGAGTTGTCATCGGTCTGTACCGTTACAGTCAGGCTGGTCAGAGTGTTGAATGCCTCAACAACCTGAATCAGCAGCGGGATATCGCCATATTTACCGACATCCTTACCGGAGCCGGTGTCAATAACGTTAGTTGATGCCGCGGTGGCCGTAATGGCCTGAGCCGCGGAGAACAAAGCCTGTTGATCAAGCAACATGATTCTCTCTCCTTACGCCGTTACGGCAGATTCAGTGTTGAGGATTGCATCCACACGACGGATAGGAATGCCCAGGAAGGAAACGATCTTCTTACCGCCGTACTCTTCGATGGTAAGATTCACGTTTTTGGCATTCATAGCCTGTTTGTGCAGCCATGCGTGGATGGTTTTGTTGGCATAGATAACTTCTTTGCCGTCACCCAGCATTGCCACGTCGCGGGCATAATATGCATCCACCATCATGCTGATCAGGTCAGCACCAGTTGATGCGTCTTTGGTCAGCGTGGTCACATCGATGTTGCAGATGCGGGAAATTGAACGCCAGTCACGCACGCTGAGGCCCAGGTCCCACTTGAATTCGTCACGATACGCACGGAACTGGCCGCCGTTACCGTCACTTACCAGGTCATCACCAAGGTCTTCATGCTGGAAGCCTGCTACCATGCCTTCTGGGTAGATCATGTGAGCAGTGTTCTCACCCCACGACATAAACCAGATAGAGGTGTTGGTAGAACCGCTACCACCGGCACTGAATACGTTTTCTGCGCTTGCAGCTTTGCTGGTGCTCAGCGTATTGAAACGCGGCGCCAGGCCCATGAAAGCTTCAGGCTCGGCATCGGTGTTGCCGTAGATGGCGTAGCGGGCGACTTTGTTGTTGAAGCCCTGCAACTTGCCCATGTTTTCGGAAACACGGAACGCTGCGGCATTGTTGGAACGGTCTGCCAGAGCCTTATCAACGAAGCCCAGGTCGTACAACATACCGGTGGTGTCGGTCACTGGTACGGTCTGGGTTTTGGTTGGCTGAACGCCCTGGTTATAGCGGCGCCATACCGGCTCAGGAATACCTGCGCGGATGGTGGTTTTGTGCTTAGAGCCGTCGTTACACGGCACATAGATCGCATCGGTCAGGATGTCGTTGGTTTTCGCCAACTGCTCCACGATGCGCGCGATTCGCCCGTTCTTGTCAGTACGATTGTAGATGTCAAGCAACGATGGCAGAGTTTGACCGATTAAAGCCATTTTTCATACCTCACTTTTTGGGATAGAAGGCGGAGATAAGGTCACTGCCGCCGCTTTCATGACCGCCGGTGACAACCTTGTCTTCTGACATTGCCTTGCCGACTTTGATAAACGCTTTAACAAGCGCCGGGTGATTACCCAGACCGGTTGAGTCCAGGTATTCTTTCAGTTCTGGCGTGCCGAACTGGTCCAGTGCACGCTGCCCAGCGCTGAGGTTTGCGGTCAGCTTGTCGCCGCCGATCTCTTTGTCAGCCTTCACGTCGGCTGCCCACTGTTCTGTCTGCGCCTGCCAGGCTTCTGCCTGACGCTTCTGCACACCGGCCAGAATTTTTGGATATGCGTCCACCAGCTTCTGAGCCTGCTCGTTGGTCAGGTTCAGCTCGCGGGCTACAGGTTCGAAGTCCTTCAGCGCTTCGGTGTCCAGCTCTACGCCTTCACCAGCGGTAAATTCGTATTTCTCCGGCGCGCCTTCCTGCTTCTGCTCTTTGTCATCAGGCTTATCTGCTGGCTTATCACCATCAGCGGGTTTGTTTTCCTGAGGATTGTCACCTTCAGTGCCGGGCTGTGGCTTATCGCCTTCTGGGTTTGCCGGGTCAGCAGCAGGTGCAGGAGCATCAGCAGCAGGTGCGGATGGCTCAGACGGTGCCGGCGCAGCGCCACCATCAGCAGGCTGCTCATTGCAAATACGGCGATGCAGCAAACGTTCAAATAAATTCATGGTTACTCCTGTTCACTGGCCTCTGCGGCCATCTTCAGATACTGATCGGGGCAGTGCGTCATGACGCGCTGGAATAGCTCCAGAGCCAGATTGCGCTGCCCTTCGTTGAAAGCCATTGCCAGGGCATCCATCGGCGGGATGGCGGCGAATACGCGCCCACTCTCCAGAACTCTCCACACGACGCGGCGCCCCTGCTCGCTATCCATCACGAAGCGGATATCGTCGATTTCTCGCTGAGCCAGATCCCGCTTAATGCGGTCACTTTCAGCTCTCATTTTCTCGTCATCGATATCCGTCATTGCTGAGCCGCTCCCACTGCGTTAGTGATTGCTGTCAGTGCGCTTGGATCTGCGGTTTGCGTATCGCTGAGCGTCTTCGCGCCCTGCGCTACGGCCTGACCCATTGCCAGCGCCTGAGCTGCCTGCTGTTGCTTGGCGCGCTCTTCACGAATGCCCTGCACCTGCTCCTGCGGAACGATGACGGTTGGCGATACGCCGGACATTTCGGAGAACGCGTCGATAGCCTGATCCGCGTCGAGCTTGTCGAGCGCTTCAGTTTTACCGACTGAAGCCAGTTGAGCGATGAAGCCAACGGTCTGCGACAGGCTGGTGAGGCCGATGGATTTCTGCGCCTGCGCCATAACGGATATGTACTCAATGCGCAGCGGCATTCCCTGCATAACGTCAGGCGGTGGCGGCAGCATGTTCTTGCGCGCCATGATGGAGAACACGCGGTCGATAAGCGGGTTGAGAGCTTCGTCGTTCAGGCGCTCCAGCACCGGGCCGAGCATCAGCAGCTTCTCTTCTTTCATCTCGATCACTGCTTCCACAGGCATGGAGCGGGTGTTGATTTTTTGCAGCATCATGAAGAGGTCGACAAAGTAGGCGCTGTTGATGGTCTGGCGGGTGTCCTGGATGTCAGCCAGCAGGTCGGCGGTATTCGGGTTTACCAGGTACGCAGGTTTGAAACCGTCCTGGCCGCTCAGAACGTCGAGATACGTCACGTCGCCTGGCAGTAGAGAAACGCGCTGATTCTTCAGTGAAGTTGGCGCAACCATCGGCGGGTTCGTGGCTTTGTCGATGAGCTGAGCTTTACGTTTCTGCTCAACCTGAAGCGCTTTGACCTGCCCGAGCGCCAGCATGCCGGGGCAGGAAGACGCGTATACGTCCTCGCCGTTAACTTCCCAGCGCGGCGCCAGAATCGGGAATTCATCGAAACCAGATTCACGCAGCAATTTGTCGGAGTCGCCGCCTGTCTCGAAATAGACAGAGCGATACGGCTTGTTCTTGCTGTCCATCTTCCCGCTGTCGCGGTTGATGTTTGGTGTGATGCAGTGGTTTACCTCGACCCAAGCTTCATACGTGCCGTTATCCCACATGCCCTTAACGGATGTGCTGACGTTGTCCAGGCCGAACTCTTGCACGAGCTGGCGCACGGTCATGGAGAACTGACGGAAGGAGGTGTCGACGCTGCCTCGCGGGCTGTTAGCTAGGTAGTAGCTGCCAATCGGGAATGGCATCGTGCGGATCACGTCCTGGTCATCTTCCAGCACAGCCATGGCGGCAGTACCGAAAGTACCCAGGCTGGCGTACATGACAGGCAGAGACTGATACAGGTTCGACTTGTTGAACACTTCGTTCATGCGGCGCTGCACGACTTCCAGCCAGACTTTTACCGGGCCGTAATCCATCATGTCAGGGTCAGGCGTTGCCAGCTTGAACCACGGGCGCGCAGGGCTGGTGATGCCGGACATCATGCCGCTGGCGAGAATGCGCTGAGCGAGTGAACCGGTAGGGTCAACAATTTTGGTGTTCCGACGATCGTCACGGTTAACGTCAGACGTCAGGAAGCGGGAACCGCGCGGATTGATAAAGTCGCTCAGGTCGCGCCAGTGCGGCTCGAACGATGTGCGCTCATTCTTCAGCTGTGCGAGCTGCTTCAGCAGCCGCTCCTTTTCGGTTTCCACCATCTTTGCGCGCTCCGTTACTGACCGAGCAGCGTTTTACCGCTGGTATTGGCGGCGGAAGTGTCGCCCTGGGAACCGGTGAGCATGGTCGAGTTACGACCGGCGGCAGCACGGCGGCGGCGTTCTTCGTCATCGCGCGCACTGACCACAGCGGCGTCCTGCTCCTGAGGTGCGGCCTGAACTTCTGGTGCCGCTGGCACTGATGGCTTGCTGCCGATACACATAGCGATAACCTCACACACGATTAAATTATTACCAATTTAACCATATACGGATTATTTTACGTAGTGTATTGACATAATGAACTGTAATTATTACCTTTCAGGTAACACAACATGAAAGCGCACTTTGATATTGGTTCTGTGAGGTCTTGTCGCTAAATCAAAACTGGTGAGTGCGCTTCCAGGTGTGAGCAGTACGGCATCTGGCACATGTGTCGTAGCGGTCCGGCGGGGTTCTTTGGTTTCCTTACCCCCGACTGGGTAGCCGGAATGTGCAAGTCAGTGTTATCGGTATGCACGACATGACGACTCACCATCGTGGCGATACGGTGTGACACCTCGGAAGAGACGAGGCCATAACGATGAGAGTACTTAGGGTGTAGGTCATCGACTGCCCGAAAACTGTGATCGACGGCAGCAGTGCTCTCAATGTTGTGGCATGGGCATAAAGCCGAAAATAAGTTCCACATTGGTGCAGCCTGATCACCTGCCGCTTGCTCAGCGAAACAGAGCACACAACAGGTAAGAGCATTTGTAGGGTTCGACTCCCTGCCATGGGGTTGCGCCACATGATGCGAGTCATGAGTGCTCTTTCCGTTGTGGTTTTCCTGATGCTAGTTGGTTCGGTTGCGGCGGATACCAAGGCGACGAAAGGAAATGCTGACGCACAGCACTACAACCCAATCACGTTAGGACCGTGATACGGCAGTACCAGGCAATGCGTGTAGCTTTGGCGGTGGCAGTTGCTCCCACTTCTGACCACCGCCCTTTTTACAGCAGAACGCCATTCCGATGACGTTGCGCTGTAAACCCTGCATCACCCGCCAAGGAAGGCACTCCGTAGTCCTTTGCTTCCAGTTAGGCCGGTTCGTCCGGGAATTTTTTTAAGGTGAAAATCATGAGTGAATTAACAGAAATGCCAAGATACCAGTGCCACAAAAAAGTTTGGGCTCTGAAAATCAAAGATGTCAAAGTCGCTTCTGACGGCACCGCTGTAATCACACCATCCGATCATGGCTTTGGTGAGTTCGATGTTGAAGCGTCTTACGTTGAAAAGCATTGCCCTCAGCCCGGCGGATACTACGTGCAATATGAAGGTGGCTATGAATCATACAGCCCAGCAGAAGCGTTTGAATCTGGATACTCACGCATTTAACGCCGTGACATGTCACAATCAGCCCGCCGATGCGCGGGCTTTGTTATTTCCACGGATCGTAATCTGTTACCGCCTTCCCCTGCTGGCTCTCCTGCCCTGGAATACGCATCCGCTTCGACACCGGGAAGGCAAATGTCAGCAGCAGCGCGTCACCCTTGCCAGGTGAGCGGCCTAACCGCTCTTTGATATCTTCCTTCGGCTCAATGACGATCTTGCCGTCAACCCTCACTTTGTATTCTGCCGCAGACAGGTCATCAGCAGTCTCCTGGTCATCCAGCGCGCCGCCGAGCTTTAGCCACGTCTTGCAGCTGTTAAACATCTCACCGCGCTTGTTGAGCATCTGGGGATCAGTCGAGCCGCCACCAAACGGGATTAGCTGCCACGTCCGGCCCCAGCCGTCACCGATGGACTTCAGCCCGGTGCCGTAGCCGAAGTCGATGAACACCGCGTCAGCCTGGTACTGGTCCTCAAAGTCTGCGATGCGCTTCGCCATAATCAGATCGTCAGTGGTCTTGTTGCCGGTCCAGAGCACTTTGCTGTGCAGCCCCTGGCGCAGGTATATCACCGCGTCATCCACGCCGGAATAAGCCGGGTCGACGCCGATAATCACCGGAGCGTGCGCCACCTGCCCGGCGGTCACTACGCGCTTCATCGCCTCGTCAGTGAGCCCGGTCGGGATAAACTGGAGTTCAGACGCGTCAGGGAAGATCCCCCGCACACGGACTTTAACGAAGTCGCTGTCCTCGCCGTAGTCATCCACCCATTTCTGGAGCTGCTGCTTATTCGTGCCTTCCACGGTGCGGCTGTCAATCTGCGCGCACTTCCAGCGGTGCTTGTATTTGCGGAAGCATTCGCGGAAACGCCCGGTGTTGCGCGTTGGGTTCCCGAACGCCACCCAGATAATTTCTGTGTCTTCGTCCGTCAGCGCACCTTCGGCAACCTCCCAGACCAGATCGGCAATATTGGACGCTTCGTCGAATACCACGATGATGCGCTTGCGCTCGTTGTGCAGCCCGGCGAACGCCTCTGTGTTGTGCTCAGACCACGGGATTGCGTCAGCGCGCCAGCGTTTATCGTGGCCAGGATCGTTGCTGTACATCGCCGTGGCGGTGCAGGTGAACCACTCTTTCGTTATGGCCAGGTTCGACCATTTGATGATTTCAGGCCAGGTCTTTGTGCGCAGCTGGTTGTCTGTGTTGGCGGTCACCACCACCTTGCAGTCCTCGCAGGTGGACATTCCCCAGTTGATGAGCATCGAGATGAAAGCCGATTTGCCGATACCGTGACCGGATGCTCGGGCCAGCATCAGAGGCTGGTGACGAGTCGCGGGATTCTGGAGATGATCGCGTATCTCGCGGAATGCGTTTGCCTGCCACTTTCGGGGCCCGGTGGCGTGCGCCAGCTCTGTCCCCTCCTCGCCCCACGGGAACGCATACAGCGCATAGCCAAGCGGGTCATACGTGAACGAAGCAATATCCTCGACGAGCTGCTCTTCCGGCGACATGGCTGCGACTGTCATTCTTCACCACCAGCCTGCTCTTTGACGCGGCGGCGCGCGGCGGCCATGCGGTCGGCGATGGTGACCGTGCCGGAAACCTCCAGGCGCTCTTTGAACGCGTTGACGTCGACATGCTTGCCGATGAGCTCGAGGTTCTTCACTTTGTCAGGCCATTTTATTTTTTTGAGGATGGTCTCTATCGAATCCTCGTTCATGTTCATGATGGTTGAGGACAGGTCGAACCCGCTGAGCGTGGTGCGCCAGATTTTCGGCCACTCGCGGATAGGCTTCAGGCTGCCGTCGTCGTTCAGGATATCCAGGACATCCATCTGGTCGATCTCTACCAGGCGCATGAGGACGTAATCAGCGCTGACGCGCATGCGCTTGTTGCGCTCCTCCATCAGTTCGGCTATTCGTTTCTGGATTCTTTCGTCGCGCATCATGTTGCTGGCTTTGACCGCTGCCGTATTAGGCGAAAATCCTGCGTTAATCGCCGCCTGAGTCTGGTTCTCAGGTGTCTTAATGTATGACTGGCAGTAAGCCTCCTGCATCGCTGTAAGAGGCTTGTATTGCGTTGATTTGCGCTTATGCGGTTTTGGTGTCGCGGGCATAATTACCACCTGAGTAATTTTATTACCATGCAGGTAATACTATCACGCCCACGCAGATGTTACATGACTGGTATCGGATCGTCTTCCTGGCTGCCGGCACGATTGAGGAAATGTGTAACCACTCCCAGCACAATCGTGTCGTCCAGCGCTTCACCTTCGATGGACTCACCCTCCGGAACGATAAGCGCCCGCCCCTGCACGATGGCGAACTCCGTGCGGCCGCAATAGGAAATCAGCACGGTATCACCCGGATGTGGTTTATTTGCGACGTTGATGATTGCGTAACCAGCCGACGTCTCAACGGTTCGACAGTTTCCGTCGTAGCCGCACATGCTGGTGATGGTAAGGCGGGATTCTGCGTAGTCTTTTGCCGGAGATGGAAAGCCCATGATGGAACCTCACATAAAAATACTGTACATTTAAACAGTATAATCATGTGAGGATTTAGTCAATACGCCGTGACCTGTCACACCGCAAGTTTCGTTTCATGCCATCCCTGCGTTACCCAGCAAGCCGAATCACCGGTGCACGGGCAGGACTTCACCGGCAGGTTGTCGCCGCACTTGCCGCACTGGTTGGCGCTGATGACCTTGATGCGGCCGCGCACCCGAGCATCATCCTGGCGGATCAGCAGAGCAATGTACTCGCTCAGTTCGTATGGCTCGCGGCCCGGGCGACGCTCTGCGCAGTTCCGCGCCAGCATCTCCATTTCCTGTTCGTCGAGCACCAGCTCCAGCTTGCGTTCACCAGCTTCCGCCTGACGGGCTCGTTGCGCTGCTTTGCGTTCTGCTGCTGTCTTAGCCATTCTTTTTTTCCTGCATCATGAGGAAGACAATCATCGCGGCGCGGAGAGGATTGTTGTGGAAATGGTAATGCTCAGTGAAAGATGCTTCCGCGCCCCATTCTCCCCTGCTGTCACCCAGAATCGCTGCGTAAATACTGATTTTGTTTTCAGCAATAATCGGCCAAGCATCTGCCGGGTTTGTTGTGTATTTGAATCCACCCCGTAACCAGGCGCGCATGATGTCCTTGTCTTTGGCCTGATTCCCATAAATCACCTGCAATACCAGAGCATCAATATCCCTGTCGCTTAACTGTGAATATTCCATCACCCCACCTCTCTCAATTTCAGTTCATCGGCCACGGATTCTGGCACCACCACCGGCATCGGCACGCGGATGACCAGCCTGCGGAGTTCGGCTATTTCGTCGGCCTGCTCCATGACTCTGGCGTACAGGTCCGATGCTTCACCTTTCCACCATGCCACGTCGGCTTTAAGGCGGCGCAGGCGCCGCTGTTTGAGTTTACTGGCCATCGATTGGCCCCCACGCAGCTTCCGGAACAGTGTCAGCGATATAACCGCCACACTTCCGGCAGTTAAACGTAGTCACGCCTTCCTGGGTATATGTGAAGTATCCCACCTTGAATGGCTCTACGTTTTCGTCCGGATAGAACGGACGTTTCCTGTCAGTGCGGGCGCACATCTGCGGATCGGCGTTTAACTCGATGCTGATTACCTCACCACAACTGCAAGTCCCCTGGATGATATCCATCACTTCACCTCCTGCTGCGGTGCTGCTGCCAGCATGGCCTCGTATGCGCATTCCATCGGGCCCGGCGCAGGTCTGTCATGAATCTGAATTTGGTTGCGCTCGTAATGAGCGGCAATACCTGAAGAAATCATTTCCGCTGTAGGCTCAACTGGTACCATCACCCAACCATCTGGCAACTCATCAAGATTACTTACAGGTTCGGCACCCTGAAGCATGGCGGCGCGTATTGTGCGAGCAATGTGTTCACGAAGCTGCTGGCTCCCGTGATACTTGAATGCTATATCACGCAGCTCGTTCACCAGCTCACGGATCTGATGGTCTTTCATTCCTACCGGCGCTGGCGGTGCGGGGTATAACGGTGTGCCATGCGGTAGGTCATTAAAGCCAGGCTTCTTGCTGATACCTCCACTACCTGAACGCTCGTCACGTAATGCCACCGCCTCCGCTTCGAGCGATGCCAGCGCTAACTTCATCGCAGCAAGCGCATTGGCAGCATCTTCGTTTACTGCGCCTGGCACAGCATCGCGCTCTTCTTCAAGCTGTGCGATAGTATTTTGAAGCCATTCTTTGGTTAATGTCATGGGTTGCTCCATTCATCTTCAATCGCTACGCCAAGGCGATGCAGCCAGTCAGCCAGTTTAAGCATTGATTCCCTGTCGCTTAGTCCGCTGGGGAAATCGTCCAATGCGACAAGGGGTTTGAATGCACCATAGCGATCGCGTTCGATAGTAACGTATTGCTCCAGGGTTGTTTTGCTAACGCTGGATGTGTGCCTTACGAGATACTTTGAAAACCTGTCCCGCGTGTCAGTGTCATATTTGTACTCAACAAGCGTCATGCTGCTGCGCCGTGAATCTATGCCGAGTAAGTCGAGCAAGTTAGCCATGCTCACTCTCCTTTACCGGCTGCGTCGGGGTGGCAAAAATGCGCCCCATCTGGCTTGTGGGATAAATCGAGCTCACATTTGCATCGTGGGCAGACTGCGATAGGCTTGCAGTCAGCTGCAACAATTGCCTCAATAATCTGGTATTCATTGATAACCAATGGGCAGTCGATATCACCGTCCGGATAGAACGATTCAGGCAATTTAATTTTTACTTTTTTCGCCTCCAGCTCAGCAATCCGCTTCTCTGCGGCTTCCAGCTCATCCAGCAGTGCCAGCACGGTTTCTGGAGTTGAGCAGCGCAGATAGTGGAACCATTCATCCTGGGTATGGTTATCTGTGCTGGCCTTCTCCGCCGCTTCGCGTAATGCGCTTTTGTCGATGTTGCTCATTGGGCGGCCTCCGCTACACGTTTATTCCATGCAGCAATCGCCATGTTGATTTTGTTCGCTCCAACCATCTGAGCAGACTGCGCGTCGCAAGAATGGCAGCGAACAATTGCCGACTGGTAAGGGCAATCCTCTTCGTACTGCGCGAACGCCTCTACGTCTTTGCTGCCGCAGAACGGGCAAGGTTTGATTTTAGTGCTCATTGGGCGGCTCCTTCTGCTTTCTTCTCGTCAACGCTCCAGGCTGTAGCCAGTGCTCCAGTCACCTGCATAAACGAGTGCTTTACTTTCACCGAGAAAGTTTCTCCTGTGGCCGATACCGTTTCGATGGTGGTCAGCTCGCCGCCGCTTTCGAAATCAGGGTAGAACTGCGTTACCAGGTTACTTTCGACAATCACCGATCCGTCCGGCGTGTGCATTTTCAGTCTCATGACTGCACTCCTTTGCGAAGCTGGGCGGCGAAGTCACCGCAAATAGTTGCCGCTGCATAAAGGCCGACCTGTTCGTCCTGATAGCAATTAACAATTGCATTGCTAATTTTCAGGCAAGCTTCATCAACCGCACTGGCCCGCACTTCAGCCAGGAAAGCGTCGGTGGCCGGCGCACTTTCGAGAAACTGCCTCGTCTTCTCAAGAACGCACCAATCCGGTACAGCAGCGCCTGAAAGCGATCCATTTCCGCGGCGCTCTCCTGTATCACATGAGTTGAAAAGCTCACGAAGCTGATTCTTCAGCCCCGCATTCTCCGCCGCCAGCGCATTGCGCTGATCACATGCAACACGAGTAGCAGCCAGTGCGCAGTCAAGGCGCGTAGCCAGTTCGTTTAGCAGTTGCGCTGCTTTCTCGCTTTCGTACTTGGCCACAACACGAGCCGTTTCAATAAGTTGTTCGTTAGTCCATTCCATCATTACCCCCGCTTACCCGTATAAGTTATTGATTACTTTGATATCAAAAAGGATCGTCGATTCAGAACACTTCGACATTCCATCCGCCACCGGCTTTCTTCGGCTTCACAGTCACGCCGATGATGCGGAACGGATACTGATCTGCTGCGACTTTGGTTTTCACCCTGGCGTCGTCGGTCCAGAAACCTTTCACTTCGTGCAGCTCCATCTCACCGGTGGTGAGCATCACTGCGAAGTCCGGCGTGTAGAACGTGTTGTCAGCCAGGCGCAGCTTGATCCCTTCGAACCGGTACCAGGCCACTTCCCCTGCATGCTTGCGCAGCTCCAGGTGCTGGCAGTACGCAGATTCTGTTTTGTTCATCTGGCCTGTCTTGAGACGACCAAGAGCCTGTAACTGCTTTCTCATGATTTACCCCTTAGGTAATTTAAATCCACATTAGAGTTAAAATCAATAGCTATGCGCATATTTTGTTACCTGCAAGGTAATTATGCTGGCGTAAAAAAATGCGCTGCCGCGCTGGTGCTGCTATGAGGGCTGGTATCCCCTGAATCCCTGCGGTATGGCCTTGTCCGGCTCCGGAACGTCGTTGATATCCCTTCGCTGCTGCTGGGCGACTGGCCTTGCCCTGGACTGCTGCACGCTTCTCGCCAGCTTCTGCTGCCACTGGTCGTGGTGGAATGCTTTCCCCTCCGCTTTCCAGTACGTGATGAATTCTGCCAACTCGAACGGCGTGATATCCGTCTTCAGGGTTATGCCCCATAGCGCAGCCCGCTGGATGAACTGCGGATCCGGCTTCCAGTTGTCGCGCATCTGGAATTTTCCAAGCTCACCCATTCCGCCCGGAGCAACGTAGCCATTAAGCATCGCGTTGTTCGCATCCGGATCTGGTTCACCGCCACCAGAAGAGTTATCCACAGGTGAATTTTGCTCGCCCACTGTGTGGGGTTTATCTTTTATATCTTCTCTTCTCTTTATCTCTTCTTTATCTGTCGTGACATTTCGTGACTTGTCGTGACATTGCCGTGACTCATTGCTTTCTTGTTGCCGCATCCGCTGCCTTTCACGCTGCTCTCTTTTTCTCTGAGTTGCTGATTTTGCTCCTGTTTCATCATTGCCACGGTCCTCCTTTTTAGGCTGTCTCCGCTCCCACCCTGTAAGGTATGTTCCATCCAAAACACGGCCCTGCATGGCGTTAATAACAGCGTCTATGTCACACTCAGTCACGTCAAAATGTGACGCTAAGTCCTCGTTCGTGACATCAGCGTGACCTCGCGTGACATTTTGTGACCCGCTAACAAGAAGGTGGACATAAACGGCCTGAACGAGAGCTATCGGTTGACCGGATATTCTCGCTATGGTTCTCCACTTCGGGTCATTAGGCATATCATGCCAAAGACGTAGCCATTGATTAGCCATATGAACCTACTCTTTCTCGAGATCAGTGATTCCACAAAGGCGCAACCCAGCGAAGCAACCAGTATCAACCATGTCGCAGTACATTGTCTGATCTGAAATGTTCAGCCGGTGCCACATAATGAGCATCGCCTTTTCTTCTTCTGACTCTGCTTCAATGCATAATTGAGCACTGGAACCGGAGAAAAAAATCTTCATGCTGCCTCCCGCGCCTTTCTGGCTGCCTTTAATTTATCTGAACGCAACTGCTGCTGGCGGCGCGCCCGCTCGTTGTTGCACTTAACGCATTCACCACTGAGGGTGTAGCGCTCGCTGTCATGCCCGTGAATGCACTTCTTGCCGGTGTAGAATCTGGCGAGGCCCATTTCGAGAGCTTCACGCTGAGTTAATCGCTTCATTTGCACCTCTCTTTGAAATTTATCTTTGGTAATTTTGTGCGATGGCCGAAAAAAGATCAACCATATTCGGATCATTATTACCTGAGAGGACTGAATAGATATGAAAAGACCGCCAGAAGGCGGTCTGATTGGGTTCTGAAGGAGGTTTTATTCGTAGAAGAAGATAGCCAGTTCCGGCTTTGTCCTGACCCATCCGCGTTGTTTGCATGCCTTAAACAGTCCATTCATCAATGTCTTACCGGGCATTTTACGGCGGCCTGTCAGATGAGTCTGGATGTAGTGGCTGGTCGTCCCGGCCTCGTCAGCAAAGGCATTTCGCTCATCAGGAGTGAGTTGCAACCAGTGTTTTTTGAAGTCGAATTTTTCGTTCTCGCTCATAGCTATTGCCTGATATTAATTTCAGATAACAAATATTCACCCAGAAGGTAATAAAAATCAAGGTTTGTTACCTGTGAGGTGCATTTACCTGTGGGGTAAATTCGCTTTTAATTGAACCACTAAATAATTCATATATGAGGCGATTCACCAGAGCATGAAAAGTATTCAGGATATCCGCAGGCAGAATATTAACGATATCATCGACCGTGACTTTAACGGGGTGCAGACTCGTCTGGCGGAAAAACTGGGAACTCAGGCAAACCTGGTGAACCGCTGGGCCCGCGGGCAGAAGGTTGTCGGCGACACGGTGGCGCGCAAGATTGAGAAGGCAGCGAACAAGCCGTCGAACTGGCTGGACGTCGACCACTCATTATCTGCTGTTGCAATCCCCCAGGAGGAGATCACCGCCTCCGATATCGGCCAGCTGGCGGCGCATAACCTAGAAGCGTGGATGCAGAATAACCGCGACCTGTCGTCTCAGGGCAAGCTGTCGAAAGCGTCCGGCGTTGCCCAGGCGACAATCAACCGCATGCTCAACAATGAGGTTAGCGTTTCCATCTCCACACTGGAATCGATCGCCAGCGCGTTCGGGCGCCGTGGCTATGAGCTGCTCATCCATCCCCGCGACCCGGCGACCATCCATTACGACCGGGCCCGCTACGCATTGTTACCTGAGAGCGAGAAAAGTAAGATCGAGAGCTACGTCGATTTCGTGATTGTTCAGAACGGTAAAATGCAAGAGTAAAGTCATACATTTCAAATACTAAGCCGCCATTGTGCGGCTTTTTTATTGCCCGTAAGATTACCTCACGGGTAATTTTTTATAATCATATCTATTGACATCAAACCACATAAGGATAATTATTACCTCAACGGTAACACTGAGGTAACGAATTATGCAGTGGAAAATCATCAACGGTTGGTACTGCGTTACGGCGTGCGGGCTGATGAGCACCAAGTGCCGCACTCTGCATGAGGCCATCAACTGGGCATTTGTCACCAAGATGGCAGTTAAAACTGAAATGGATATGGGGGTGAGTAAGTGAGTGAATTAGCAATCATCGAAATCGCGCCGGACCTGGCGCCAAGCATTTACGTCGAAAACGGTCTGGATAAGTTCCTTGAGCAGATCCGTGAAGGCGTTAACGAAGTTCCTGACCTGAGCACAGCCAAAGGCCGCGCCCGTATCGCATCCCTCGCAGCCCAGGTATCACGCAGCAAGACGGCAGTTGAAAAGCCAGGCCGGGATTACCTGAAGCGCCTGAAGGAGCAACCAAAAGTGGTTGAAGCAGAACTGCGCCGCTTCGTGACCGAATGCGATCAACTTCGAGATGAAGTTCGCCGCCCACTTACCGAATGGGAAGACGCTGAAAAGGCACGCACCGAAGCATTGCAGCAGCGTCTTGTTGATTTGCGTGCACTGGCTGAAGTGATCGACGCGGCCGGTAACTACCTGCCATCTGCTGATATTCAACGGCGTATTCAGGAAGCTAAATCCGTGGTGCTGGATGACAGCTGGCAGGAACGAACAGCAGAGGCGGGAGTGGCTAAAGACTCAACCATTCAGCAACTGGAAGCGTCGCTGATAGTAGCGCAAAAGCGCGAGCACGAAGCGGCTGAGCTGGAACGCCTGCGTAAAGAGGCAGAGGAAAAAGCACGTCTCGAACGTGAAGAAGCTATACGCCGCGAAGCAGCAGAACAGGCTAAGCGTGATGCAGAAGCAAAAGCACAGGCCGAGATTGATGCTGCTGCACGCCGTGAAGCTGAAGCCAAGGCTGCAACTGAACGCGCAGAACGCGAAAAAATTGAAGCCCAGCAGAAAGCAGAGCGTGAAGCAAAAGCCGCTGCGGAAAAAGCTGAGCAGGAAAAGAGCGACGCTATCGCAGCGGAGCGTCGCCGTCAGGAAGAAGCGGAAGCAGTTCGACTGGCAGAACAGAAACGCATCGCCGATGAAGAAGCGCGCCGCGCAGCTGACAAAGAGCATCGCCGCACCATCAACAGTCAGGCTATCGCAGATCTGATTGAAAGTGGTCTTCCGCAGGAAATGGCTGAGAAAGCGCTGATCGCCATCGCCAGCGGGAAGGTTTCTGCAATCTCCATCAAGTACTGAGGTGGGCATGAACATCCAGCAGATTAACAACCTGAAAAAAATCATGACCAGTATCGACAGCGACTACCAGCTGAGTCAGTTGCACTACGAGCGCCAGGTGGAGTTGATCGACGCCATCAAGTTCCACCAGCTGCAAAAACCTTTCTATGAGCTGGAGCGCAAAGGAGTGCGGACCGAGATTCTGGAAGAGCTGATGATGAGCCCGCAGTTTGAAGAGGCACTCGCAGCGTATCAGGCAGCGCTGACCAGCATCATCGCGAAGTGGGATCTGGCTGACCAACTGGACACGGCGAGGAACGCGGCATGAAGCCAGGAATTTACTTCGACATCAGCAACGAGGATTACCACGCCGGCGACGGCGTGAGTAAGTCGCAGCTGGATATGGTTGCGTTGAGCCCGGCCCTGTTGCAGTGGCAGAAATCCGCGCCGGTCGACACCGAAAAGATGAAGGCGCTGGATATGGGTACTGCCCTGCACTGCCTGCTGCTGGAGCCGGAAGAATTCGATAAGCGTTTCATCGTGGCGCCGCAGTTCAACCTGAGAACCAATCAGGGGAAAGCAGATCAGGAATCCTTCCTGAAAGATGTTGAGAACATGGGCATGACGGTGATGGATGCCGAACAGGGCCGCAAGCTGAAACTTATGCGCGACAGCGCGATGGCACACCCGGCTGCGCGCTGGCTGCTTGAAGCGGAAGGATTCTGCGAAGCATCGCATTACTGGACGGATCCGGAAACCGGAGAGCTGTGCCGCATTCGCCCGGATAAACGTCTGAAGGATCACCCTGTGGTACTGGACGTGAAAAAAGTGGCCGACATGGAGCGGTTCGCCCGCCACGTCGAGGAATTCCGGTACCACGTTCAGGACGCCATGTACCGCGAAGGCGCACAGCAGACTACCGGTGAGCCGCACGGATTCTTCTTCCTGGCAATGAGCGAAACCATCGACTGCGGGCGCTACCCAGTTCGAGTGTTTGAACTGGATGCGCCGGACGTAGATGCCGGGCACGCACTGTTCCGCCGGGATCTGAATATCTACCACCAGTGCCGTGAAACAGGCGAATGGGGTGGATTTGAAATTATTAAACGCCCTGAGTGGGCACGCAAACAGGATATGTACGTATGAGCAACGACATCGCAATCACATCGCAGCCTGGCGCTACCGTTGGCACCGCCGCGGCAATTTTCAGCCCTGAGGGTATGGACCGCCTGGTGCGTTTCGCAACCCTGATGGCTGACAGTAAGGCCACTGTTCCGGCACACCTGGCAGGAAAACCTGCTGACTGCCTGGCCGTGACTATGCAGGCGGCACAGTGGGGCATGAATCCGTTCGCCGTGGCGCAGAAAACTCACGTTGTTAACGGCACGCTGGGCTATGAAGCGCAACTGGTGAACGCGGTTGTGTCTTCTTCCAATCTTCTGGCCACCCGTCTGAATTATCGCTGGGATGGTGACTGGTCGAAAGTAAACGGGAAATCCGATAAATCGCCGAACCTGACCGTAACCGTGTGGGCGACCCTAAAAGGGGAATCAGAGCCGCGCGAGTTGACGATCAGCATGGCTCAGGCCGGTGTGCGTAACTCCCCACTGTGGGAACAAGATCCTCGCCAGCAACTAGCATATCTGTGCGTTAAGCGCTGGGCGCGCCTGAATGCTCCTGACGTCCTGCTTGGCGTGTACACCCCTGACGAATTGCAGGAGACGGCGCCGCGCGTAGAGCGCGATATCACGCCAACACCTGCCACTGCATCAGGAATGAACAAGCTGATCAATTCGAAGCCTGAGCAGCAACAGGAAGAGAAACAAAAGAGCAGCGATGACCGCGATCCAGATGAGATGTTGATGTCTTTCACTGATGCGGCTGGCAAAGCGGAGAGTGTAGAAAAATTGGATTTGATCTTCAACGGCGGGGTGTGGCCTGACGGGAAAAAACGCCCTGGTGCAAAAGATGCACTGTCCGGTAAATGGCTTGAAATGGCAGAAGACGTTTACAACGTTCGCCGCAATGAACTGAACGAAGTCCCAATGTAATCACCACCGTGGCGCCACGGCGCCACACCTGCAACCAAGAGAGGTATTTATGAAAGGTGCATTTGGTAAGAAGGAACTCCTGGCGGTGGTGCCACTGTCATGGAGCACGATTGACCGCCTGGAACAGGCTGGCGAATTCCCGTCCCGTTTCTGGATCACCGATCGTCGCTGCGCGTGGGACCAGAGCGAAGTTGAAGCCTGGCTGGATAAACGTAAGGCGGCAAGCCCGGCGACGTTCACCGGAAAAAAGCCGCCAGTTGACCGCCGCGTGTATCGCCCAGTGAGTGCGGCAGCATGACGGCGCTGAAGAAGCATATCGGCAGATGGTCAGACGTTTACCTGTGTCTGGCCGTGGTCGCCTACCTGATGTGGCTGGCGGCGGTAATCAGTTGAGAGGATCCTGGGCATGAGAAAATTAACCCGCCTTGAAAAATATCACATGAACAAAGCATCGCAGCGCGGAACTGAAAAAGTTGTGGCAGTAACCCCGGAAGCAATGGAGATCGAAAGCCGGGCCATCGAGCGCGAGCGCCGCGGGCACTACCGAATCGCAGCCCGTCTGTGGCTCCAGTGCCTTGATGCGGCTGTCGGTGAAGTAGAGCGCGCCCGCATCGCGGTGCGCCGCCAGCAGTGCATCACCAAAGGGAACCGCACCCCGCACCTGGACTACAGCGGTATCGGATGTCGCGGGGTGGTTTATGACTAACCCGCACGACGGTATCACCGTGGGCAGTGTCACGCTGCCCTATTCCATAAATCGCCGTGGATGGGTGGCACCAAGCGGCGACGTTATCAGAAACCCATTGAAGGCTCAGCGACTGGCTGAGCTGATGAACAGTAAGAAGGTGGCGGCATGACTGGAAAATATACCCTTATCTACGCAGATCCGCCCTGGGTATACCGCGACAAAGCAGCCGACGGCGAACGCGGCGCCGGGTTCAAATACCCTGTCATGAACGTGCTGGATATCTGCCGCCTCCCGGTGTGGGATCTGGCCGCCGAAGATTGCCTGCTGGCTATGTGGTGGGTTCCAACACAGCCGATTGAAGCGTTGAAGGTTATCGAAGCGTGGGGATTCCGCCTGATGACGATGAAGGGATTCACCTGGCACAAAACGAATAAGCACAAAGGCAACAGCGCCATCGGCATGGGACACATGACCCGGGCGAACAGCGAAGACTGCCTGTTCGCAGTGCGCGGGAAACTGCCGGCGCGCATGGACGCTTCTATCTGCCAGCACGTCACGGCGCCGCGCCTGGAGAACTCGCGCAAGCCGGACGTGATCAGGGAGAAACTGGTGCAGCTGCTGGGCGATGTGCCGCGCATTGAGCTTTTCGCCCGCCAGTCATCCCATGGTTTCGACGTATGGGGCAACCAGTGCGAAGGCCCAGCGGTACAGTTGCACCCTGGCTACGCGCTGGATATCGACGGGATGACGCGGGCATTCGGAAATGCTCCGCTATCACCAACAGACGACCATGGCCGGGAGCGTGCGGCATGAGCCTTTATCAACGCATCAATGGCGCTGACTGGCGCAATATCTTCGTCGTAGGCGATCTGCATGGGTGTTACACGCTGCTGATGAATGAGCTCGAAAAGGTTTCCTTCGACCCGGCGCGCGATTTGCTGATCTCTGTTGGTGACCTTGTTGACCGAGGCGCGGAAAACGTCGAGTGCCTTGAGCTGATTACTATGCCGTGGTTCCGGGCTGTGCGCGGGAACCATGAGCAGATGATGATTGATGGCCTTTCGGAGTTTGGAAACGTCGTTCACTGGTTGGCAAATGGTGGCGGGTGGTTCTTCAATCTCGACTACGACAAAGAGGTCCTTGCAAAGTCCCTAGTTCATAAAGCGGCTGATCTACCACTCGTCATCGAGTTGGTTACCTCTGAACGGAAGATCGTTATCTGCCACGCTGACTACCCGCATAACGAATACGCATTCGACAAGCCAGTACCAGAAGAAATGGTGATCTGGAATCGCGAGCGGGTTAGCGACGCGCAGGACGGTATTTTCTCGGAGATAACCGGTGCCGATTTGTTCATCTTCGGTCACACGCCAGCGCATCATCCACTGGTGTATGCAAACCAGATGTACATCGACACCGGGGCAGTGTTCTGCGGAAATCTGACGCTTACCAAAGTCCAGGAAGGATAAAATTATTTATTACTGTCTTCCATCCACCTCTCAAACTTAGACGGGGAGAATAACACCAGATCGGTGTGCTCCCCTGCTATCCAGGCATCAACCATATCAGCCCACTGCTGAAGCATGTAAGCGCGCTGCCGCGCATACTCTGCTTTATTGTAAACCGCTCTCGTCCCTTTCTGCTTTCTGGCCTGGCCTTTCTCTATCCAGTCTGATGGATAATCAGCTTCATGAAGGTTAGTGCTGGCGGTACGTCGCAGATCATGCACAGTAAAGCGTTCAAAGTGATAACCCGATTCGTTTATGCGCGCCACTACGCGGTCGATCAGGGAATTAAGCGAGGCGTTAGAGATAGGTTTGTTGAAGTCGTATCTGCCAGGCACAAGATAAATACTGCCGCCTGCACACATCTGAAGGGTCACCATCAGATCAAGTGCCTGCCTTGAAAGGTAAATTGAATGAGGTTTCCCGCTCTTCATTCTTTCGCCAGGGATGGTCCAAACCCCTTTGGTGAAGCTGATTTCTTTAAGCTCGGCGTTGGTGAACTCTCCTTTCCTGACCATCGTCAGCAGAACGAGCTTGATTGCCATCTTCAGCGTGCCCATTGCACTGAAACTATCCAGCGCACGGAAAAATACACCAATTTCTTCTGGACTAAGGTATCGCTCCCGGTCCACAAATGTGGCAATGGATGACGGTTTTATATCAGCAGCTGGGTTATAGAATCCGTGCCCTCTGTCATTAGCATGACGGTACACACTGCTGATTATCTCCCGGGCTCTTACTGCTGTTGCATTACCACCGCGCTGGACGATTTTATCGCACAAATCACGAACCGCCGCTGTGGTGATCTCAGTCATTAGTTTGTTGCCGAGTGACGGTATCAGGTCACGATCAATGATCGCCCGCTTAAGTTCCCGCGTACTGTCTGCCAGCGTGGCATTCTTCATGTAACTGTCGGTATGTACCGCGAACGTCTCAGCCCCGCGGATCTTTTTAATACCGTCTCGTTTCGCCGCAGCAGGCGACTGGCCTGCCTTCACGAGCTTTTTAGCGTTAATCAATTCCTCTCGCGCTTCCGCCAGGCTGATACCGTCACGACCGTACTGGCCGATCACCAGTGTTTCCCGGCGTCCGTTAATGCGGTAGTCGTAGCGGAACGAGACAGAGCCTGACGTGAGCACGGCGACATACAGCCCGTCACGGTCAGAAACTTTATAAAGTTTGTCCTGAGGTTTGAGGTTTTTCAGTTTGGTATCGGTAAGCAC